TATCTGTTCCACAAGTTCTTTCCCATCATCAGTGATTAAAGGATTGTGAAGATCCACGATTTTTTTGTTTGTTTCAAAGAATTGTTCTCCAAATGTACCGCTTTTAGTTTTACCAATCAAAATGTTTTCTAACGCCTTTGGTTTTTTCTTTTGCTCGATATTTCGTGCCTTATCCAAGATTTCTTCGATAGTCCATGATTTCTCCAACAATTCAGGAAACAATTTGACCAAAGTCTTTTCTCCCAACATTTCTATACCATCTATATTGTCAGACTTATCCCCCGTTAGAATCTTAGTTAATAAGACGTTTTGGTGGGGTATGTTGACCTTATTGATAGTAATCATGTCTCCATACCTATAATATTGTTTAGAGGTCGGAGAATAGATGGTTACCCGTTCTGATATAAGTTGAGTTAAGTCTTTGTCGGCAGAAAAAATTATGATTTCTTCATCGACAGACAATTTGGTATAGTAAGCAATAAGGTCATCCGCTTCGTTGTTAGTCATTTCAACTTGACGCACGAATATCTCTTCGAGGTATTGTTTGACCCGAGACTTCTGTTGAAGATATGATTCGTATTTGAACTCATTCATATCTTGACGACGATTTGCTTTGTATTGAGGATATATGGATTTCCTTATAGAGGAGTTGGAGTTTCCATCCCAAAATACCACAACCTTATCATGATTGTGTTCTTCTAAAAATTTTCTCAAGATGTTTATAAAATGGTAGATTCCACCTAAGTGGTCTCCACCATTATACAACTCCTTTACTCCATGAAATCCAATTTTGAACAGATTGTCTCCGTCCACTAATAACGTTTTAATCACAATTCGTGATTTAAGTGTGAATAATAAACTAGTCTTCTTTTTCTTCTTTCAAAGTAAAATCACCATCAGTTCCGATAATATCTTTCCAATAGTCAGCATACTCTTTTTTGTATTTCTCCAATGAGACTTTCTCTTCAGCCGCCTCTTTACCTCCAATGAATCCGTGTGGTGTAACAATAATTTTTCCGTCATCATAACCCAATCCGTTGATGTGGTTTTTCATTACAGAAACTTTTGTTCTAGACGCAAACTTAATTGTCCTTTTGTCTTTGGTCGCGGTAATCTTAGTTGTTCCCGCTCCTTTTTGATTTCCAAATAAAAATACCAAAGATGAGTTCAACCAAATCGCTTCGCCACCCTTAGCCTTAATTTTAGGTTGTCCAAATGGATTATCAGGAAGTTCAACCCAAGGTTGATTAACAATAACCAAAGTGTTTTCATATTTTGAGTCAGCTTTACGAGACCCTGAAATACGTTGGTTAATACCCATTCCAATTTTATCCGCTAAAGTAGATGCATTGTGTTGCTTTCCGCCTTTTCCTTCATAAGTCATCTTACAAGGAACTGAACCAACTGAATCCCATAGGAACAACAAACTATAATCTAACTCACCTTTTTCTTGAGCATCTAACAAACTATTGATGTAGTCAGTTATTTGTTCAATATACTCAAAGTTATTATTGAATATATAAAATCCATCCCAATCCAATTCACCCGTTTCTTCATCAACAACTTCTTCACATTGGAACCCCATCAATTTGGCGTGTTCAAAACTCCACTTTTGTTCAGTAATAATAAACACAGGAAGAATACCTTTCTTCTGAGCATCAACTGCTGTTTTTACCAAAGCTGTAGTTTTACCAGTATCGGAGTGACCCAAGAACATGTTAAGATGTCCAATGGCTGGACCAGGAAGTCCAACGGCATCCAAGAAATCAGTACCTAAGTCAAAAAATCTTTGAGGTTTATACTTTGCTGAAGTAGAAAATTTTTTCTTCAGACTTTCAAAATCGTTTTTCTTAATTGCCATAAGGTTAGGGAAATGAAACTCGGACACCAAAATAGTATCCGAGTTATTTTATTTAATTAGAACGGAAGGTCTCCGTCAGGTTCGTCGTTAGATTGTGGGTCTACGTATGTGGATTTTTTGGAACCTCCACCGAATGATTCAGTTTCAACTGAACTGTCACCATAAACGTAACCACCCTTTTCAGAATCCCACTTAGGGGTTTCTCCTCTTGCAATTGCCTCAAGATAATCAACAGGCTTTTTAGAATAAACATCCAACCATGTCAATTCATCTTCAATCCAAGCTTTTGCCTGTTGTTTGTCTTCATGTACTGGTGTTGGGTCATCATACATAATAGTTGAAACTGTTGTGTATTCTTTACCCTTAGGAGTCTTTGCTTTGGATAGTTCGATAATCAAATCACGTCCCTTTTCAGGGTCAGTGATGTCTCCTTTGTTTCTCCAAATAGGAATAATTTTGTCAAGAATACCATCATTCTTGAAGTTGTGTTTGAATCTCCAAAACTTTGGACCATCTTCTTCGTGGTCTCTATCAATTACTTTTACGATATAGAATTTTCGTGAACGATACTGAGCTGCCAATAATTTGTCAGACTCTTTACCTGTAGACATCAACTCCTCGTAAACCTCATTCAATGGAGAACGTTCGTTGTCATTTTTTCCTGGATCGTAGAACTTTTGCCACTGACCCCCCACTTGAATTTCGTGGTACCATGCTTCTTTGAATGGTGATGACCCATCTAAAGTTGGAAGAATTCTCACTCTTCTCTGTCCTGATTTTTCTTTGTCTCCTAAGATTAAAGCGAAATATTTTTTCATTCTTTCGTCTTGCGACATTTTTGATTGGGCCCCGCCCCCTTGTTGTGATTTTTCGTACTGTGCCAATACGGCGTCTAATGAACTCATAGTTTTTTATAGATTAAATTAATAAATTGTTTATACTAAAATAAGAAAAAAGGTGACAAAGTCAAACAAAAAGAAAGGTATCATAAAGTACCTTTTATGTGGTTTGTCCAATATTACGGCTTGTAAAAATAAGAAAGGGTATCAACACCATTCCAAAAACCAACAGGTTCAAACTGTATTGTATTTTGAGATATAATATTCATATTGTTTTCTTCAACGAAAGACTTAAATAGTTTTTCATCCATATTAGATCTTCCCGCTAAGTTTTGGAAAGAATAATCTAAACCATTTTGAAAACAGGAATGATGTATAAATCCATACCCATCATTCACAAGAACTCGAGAAATTTCTTTCACATAACTTTTCACTACGTTTTTATGCATGTGAACAAAAGAATCAAAAGAAAAAACCAAATCAACTGAACTACTTGGAATAGATGTTAAACTTAACCCATTGTTCACGTGATATTCTTTGATATGATTACCAAGTTTCTTTTTTGTTTGTTCAATACACGTTTCGTTCAAATCAACAACAATTAATTCATCTGCGAGCACACTTAAAAATTGAGATATTCTTCCATGTCCTGGAGCAATTTCTAAAATTCTTTTTCCTCTAAATTTTTTTAATGGTTCGAAAAGATAATTATTCCAAAGGTTTTCAGTTGTTCCGAAGAATTTTGACCATTCATGGCCACCATCAGTCCAAAAATTTAAGTCATTCCAAGTCCTTTGTTCCTCAATATTGTTAAATTCGTTCATAAACTAAATATGAATAAAACTGTAACTAAGTCAAATAAAAAAGGTATCCGAAGATACCTTTATAACGTGTAGATGTTTGTGTTATCTAAACGATGTTTTGTAAACTTCATTATCCATTCCTCCACCAGGTTGGAATGAATTTTTGATATCATTTACGTTTATATCGGTAACCTCATCGGCCGTTAAAACATAATCATTTTTTCCTGTCTTTTCCATCTCTTCTTGTTTATCGTCAAAAAACTGCGAAAGTTTTTGGTTGAAGGGATATGAGTCGTAAGATCTTAACTCAAGTTTTTCTTGTGGAGTCTTTTCTCTATACTTCTCAATTTTAGTTTCCAAAGAATTCAACTTCGTCATAATAGCATCCATTTCACCAAGTTTAGACTGAAGGTCATTCAATTGGTTAAAAAGATTGTTGAAGTATTCTTCTTGTTTGGTCTCGATGTTTTTTTGAGAATCTACTAATTCTGTAATATCTAATTCCTCTGAACCTCCTTCTTCACCTTCTTCAGATTTTCCTTTGTCATCAATTTTCTCAACCTCAGGATCAGATTCAACATCAATTGGTTGTGGTTCAGTTGGTGCTTCAGGAGCTGGCGGAGGAACTGCTCCAGCTGGTGCTGGCGGTGGAGTTGCACCTGCTGGTGGTGTTAAAGCCTCCAATCCAGGTTCAACAGGAATATCTCCCGCTTGTTCAAGGATATATCGATTTATTTTTTGATATCTCTGTATCTCACTGATAATTTTTTTATCTAAACTCATAGTTTAACCATTTAATAATGTTTTTATTCCGTTAGCGGTTTCTACTCTAACCTTTCGGTTTGCAGTAGTTTGATGACCCGCTCTTTCGATAAGTCCATCCCTTTCTCTTACTGTGTAACAATCACCTGTATCCAAGTCACAAACTTGTTTAGTTCCATCTCCGTTGTCTTCTTGAGAATATCTAACTGATTTACCAAGATAATTGTCTAATGCTGATTTAATGTTCATAAGAATCTTTTTATATAAATATGTTGTTATGTTATAAAATAATCTTTTCTGACGTTGCGTTAAATCCTGAGTTCGGAAACTCTGGAACAGTATATCTTATTCCCATCTGAAAAGTTCCCAATGATGAAACTTTAATCAACTTAGTGAATTTTGTACTAGCGTCACTTTGGATAGTAATTGGTACAGTATCTAATTCAGGAACTCTGTCAATTATCGCAGGTTGTATTACCGCATTATCCAAATTCAATTTACCATCTCGTTCTAAAATAGCTCCTCTCACTGTGGTTCCAAGCGAATAAGTGTAATATCCACCATTCGGTTTTTCAATATTATAGTAACTAGGACCGTTAAAGTTTGGTAAAGGACCAGAATTCGTCTCCGATACCAAATTTAATTGTAATAAATTCGGAGGAGTGTTTTGAGGAATATCAAGTTCAAAAGTAAAAGGTAGGTCGTGATTTTTAGGGTTCAATGATTTATCATCAGGAACTACCATCAAAATTATATTTACAATAGTTTTGGTAGTTTCAAACCTAAAATCTTCTAAATTTAGAAGTCTAATCATTTGTTCTTTGTTTACCTCAAATTCTTGTTGGTCTTCCGAAACAAATTGTTCAAGTTTCTGATTATCTAATGTTTTAACTTCTTTTAATTCGAGTGTATTATTAGGTCCATCCACAACTTTGCGGATAGTGTAACTATATAAATTAGTTTTACTAATTTTCCAACCCGTCACTTCAGGATTAACTTTGACCACTAACTCAGAAGTACTTCCTGTCTCATCTTTAACTTTTTTACTTTCTATTAGAGTTATAGGTCCAGTATTTTGTGGGTTTGGATTCGAACCTGCATTATCTTGTTGTTCTACAGTTGGTTGTTCTTGAACTGTAGGGTTTGCATATCCTCCAGCGGATGATGTTGTCTCACCTTGTACCGCAGGATTGAATGTAAAGTTGAGTGGACTTTCCGTAGTTCCATTCTCTGTTGTAATTGAAATTTTCCCAACAACCACTTCTTGTGCTAATGGAATTACCATAGATGGTAAAGTAAATCTTAACGTATTCTTATTGAATATCGTTAAAGTTTTCAGATCAACCTTTTCACCTGACACTTCTATAGATTTGATCGATTCAAAATTTTCACCATTAAGTTGTATAATTGTCCCTGTATATCCTGCGCTAGGTGAGAATGTTTTTATAATTGGTGGTGGACAACCTTGGGTTATGGTAAGTGTTGGTGTTACCTCTGGAGTTTTATTATCATTCTTGATTGTTTCTTTCAAGTCAACCGAACCATCAGGGTTAATTAAACCAACCCTTACCGCCGATGACAATGCTTTGAAAAATGTGTCTTCTGTTTGTTTGAATCTCGATTTATTTTCGTCGTAATAAGTAACATCAATATTTTTTTGTGGCCAAAAACAAACATAATATTTTGCCAATCCCATATTTGGCTCTAAAATTTGACTAACTCTTGGCCTCAATCGTGCCGCCATAAATCTTACATAATCATCCAAAGAACTAAAGTGGGAGATAGGTAAAGAAGTATTTTTGGAGTCTGTTGTTTTGACATTAACACAACTGTAAGTTTTAGATAATAACGATACTTGTCCTGACCAATTTGTGTCTAATCCTAAAGTGGCTAAGTTATTATTCCAACCGTTGAAGTTACCAACGTCGGTATTTGAATTACTTTGGAATGTTCGGATATAAGAGATACAATAAATAAATGTTTGTAATATAGGGTCACTTGGCAAAAGTCTTTTCAATGTATCCGCTAACTCAGTAGGTGTAAATTTAGTCAATTTACCAGTTTCGGCGACATAACCAGGGCTAGCATTCAGATATACATCGTCAGTAATTTTAGAACTACATGAATTTGTAGTATCTAAAGTATTGTCGGCCTTTTGAACAATACTATCTGATTTGATGTTGTTTGTTGTTCCTGATACTACAATCTGATCTTTATTAATTTTAAGAAGTTCCTCAATTCTTGTGATCAAATTTTGATTGATACTTTGTAGTAAACTATCAATTGCAGGTAAATCATAAATTCCTTGACGAATTCCGTTGAATGTTGTTTGGAATGAACCAGGTTGGATTGAGTGAGAAACATCAGTAATCATATACGGTCCATTGAACATCGGAACGTGTCTGAGATTGAAATACATTGTTGGTTGTAGTAATGCGTTTCCTAAACTCACAATACCAGCTTTATAACTTCTCTGTTTGTATAGATTGTATAAACTGTTGTTTTGAGTTGCAACCGCCCTACCTGATGCTTGGTCAACCATGTTCAACTGTGTGTTGATAGATTCAGATGTTGCAACACCGTTATCTTGAGACACGGTAAATGAATAAAATATATTTTGATTTCTAATTCCAACATCGACGTTGAATCCAACACATTTGTTTGATAATGCCCAATCTTTTTTACCTTGTTGATTTTCCAAAAGTGGATTATCAGAAGATCTCCTTAACTCAAATGCATCATCTCGGAATCTTGAGTTTTGTTTCGGTAAGTTCAAATATTGTGAAGGTTTC